GCGGATGTAGATGTCGTTAGTACAATCATAATAAAGTAACTAAGATTGTAGCGATTTGTTTTAAATGCAAAAAGGGCAGCCAAAGCCACCCTCTTTACACGCTATGAAGAAAACGATTAAGCAGTTACGATAGTAGCTCCACCGAAAGCAGTTGCTAAAGCTGACTCAGAAGAAACGTCAATTAAGTTTGCAAGCAAAGTCTCTTGACCTACGAAAGTCAAAGTGTAGCCGTTAAGGTCACCCATTGCAGTTCCGTTAGATACGTTAGCAGTAGTCAATTCCATTCCGTGCTCAAGACCTGCGAAGAAGAATTGATTGTTGCGGTTGCGGATGATAACGTGAGGACGTCCGTAAGCTAACAATTTAACTGACTTGTGTGTAGTAGCATCTTGCTTCTTTAAAGTCATTGTCAAAGTTTGCTCAACGAATGTAGTTCCGTTTTCACGAGATGAGTTTACGACTTGCTCAAAAGAGTTAGTTCCTTTGAGTTCGTATTTGTAGATAGAAGACACACCTGCTACTGAGTCGATAACGTCAGTATTTGTACCATCGTAAGTGATACCAGTGTAGTCATTGTAGTTAACGAAGTAAACCGCGTCGATACCACCGACTGCGTCTTTACATACTTCCAAGCGTCCATTTGCTAAATCACAAGACATATTTTTAAGTTTTAAAAGTTATAAAAAAGGGAGGAGCGTCGTACCCCTCCCTGATTATTTGAGTTTAGCTAAGATTAGTTAGCAGAGTTTGTGATTCCGTAAGTAACAACGTCAGATGCAAAACCGTATTTAGCGTCAGCAGTAAATCGCATAACTACGCGTACGTTTTGTGAACCGTCGATGTCACCCATATCCAAAACTTTAACTTCGTTCATATCAGAAAGAAGACCTGTAGCAAAGTAAAGGTTAGATTTTTGGCTCAATAAAGCTGTGTTAGCAGCAAGACCGTTAGCCATAAATACACGAACACCATCAAAGTAAAGGTCACCCAATACTTGGTTTGTACCTTTGTTATCGTAACAATTAGCACCTACACCTGAAGCAGCGAAGCCACCCAATGCACGAACGTAAGCACGATAGATGTTAGAAGAAACGTAAAGAGTCAAATCTTCTTTTCCGTAAAGAGCAGCAGGACAAGCGTCAACGATTTTACCAAGCTCAGTAACAACGTTAGCAGCAGTTACAGTAGTACCAGCAACTTCTTGTGCAGCAGGAAGGTTTGCGTCAGTAGTCAACTGAGTCATAATACCAGCGAACTCACCAGCAGTAGCGTTAACACCTTGCCAAATTGAAGTCTCCATACCTGCAGCAACTTTCTCAGCAGCGTGTGCGATAAGGAAATCAGCGAAAGATTTAGGAAGAACGTCAAATGCAGAGTAACCCATTTGGATAGCATCCCAATCTGAACGGAAGTCAGTTTTACAAAGTTGTAAGTTTACTTGGAAAGACTCAGGTTGAAGAATACGCTCAGTTAAAGTGATTGTAGACGTAGGGTCGAAGTCACAAGTAGCGTTTTTGATGATTCCGTCAGTAGCAACTCTTTTGATAACTTGCTTGTACTTAACGTTAGGCATGATTGTAATACCGCCTTTGTCAAGAGTTGGTGCAGACAATAAAGCTGCAGCGATGTACTTACCTGCGAACTCGCCAGCGTAAGTAGTAGTGATTGAAGTTGTTGTAGGCATTTTTTTATTTATTTAATGTTTGCAATTCGATTTAATACAGTATCCATAGTAGTCGCATTTCTTTTAGCAGCGAACTTGAATACGTCAGTAGCTTGTGTGTTTTCAGGATTGAAAGAAATTGGCTTAGGCTCTTCGCTCAATTCTACTGGTGCAACCTCTTCTGCAACTTCAGTAGTTTGTGCTGAAAGTTTAGCTTTCAATTCTTCGTTCTCTTTTTTAAGTGCTTCGATTTCGCTGAAGAAAGATTCTTTAACGATAGACTCAACGATTTTTTTAGCTTGTGGAGCTGACTCCTCTGATGCTTCTACTTCAGATGCTTCAGTTGGTACTTCTTGCTCAGGTGCTTCAGGCATTTCTTCTTCTTCGCTTACTTCTTTGATTTCAGCGATAACACCCTCTTCGATAACTACCAAGATGCGACCATCTTCTAACTCATACTCTCCAACAGGAAGCGCGATGCGTTGTTCGTCTTCAGTTAGAATGAATACAGGTTGACCTGCTTCAAAAGATTCTGCTTCAAGCATAGAAACTCCGTCTGAAAGTTTCATAGTTTCCAACTTCACTTCTAAACCTAAAAGTGTGCGGACTTTGTTTAAGATTGATTTTTCGTTCATTTTTATAGATTTGTATACAACTTAAAAACTATTTGAATATAGCCTTGTTTTATTTTTATCCGTTTTGACGTACGATAGTCCTTACTCCGTTGTTCTCAGTTTGAGTAGGAGCAGGTTCGTTTACCTCAGCAGTTTTACCGATGCCTTGTGCTTGTAAACTGCCATCACAACACTTAGTTGAGTATGTTCCGTCTTCACATAGGCAACCTCTTTTGCTACCAGCACGAGGACTTGCTTTACTTGGTGTTTTAAATATATTTTTCATAGTTTATTTGTTTCTGATTTGTTCTAATTTACGTTGTGCCCAAGCGATACCCTCATCGCCACCCCAAGCTAACCAAGCTAGTCTTCCGCAGCCGTCTCCGAGTTCTTTGTCCGAGTTTTGTCGGTGTCTCTCAAAGGCAGCCATTCGAGCGATTGTTTCTTCTGAAATGGCTTCTCCGTTTGCGAGTTGATTTGCACGAGCTTTGCCAGTTGCCGTAAGGCAGTCACCCCATCCGTTTTCCTCAGCGTATCTAATAGCAATCTTTGCATTTTCCTTTGCAGCTTCAGGATAGTCCGTGTATGATTCGAGTTTGAGTAGGTCTTTCAGTTGCTCGATAAGGTCTTGCTTTTTCTTTTGCTCTAAAGACATTTCTAACTTGTCAGCGAAGTAACCCTCGATTGAGAAGCCTTTGACCTTGCCTGCTTTGACGTCATTCCATACCTCATCGTTGTCGACTTTCATAGAAATCATCCAAGTTCCTTTCGGTAAGCTAAAGCCGTACTTCTTAGACTTGTCGTGAACCTCATCCTCAATCAACCAAGACTCTACAACGGTCATTCCTTTAACTGCGTCTTTGTGTTCGTATGTAGCGTTGGATTGGTTTCCGTTTTTAAAGAATAACTCCATCGCTTGACGCACCGTGTCCTCCGAGAAGTAAATGTAGTATTCCTCTTTCTTTGCGTTTACACGATAGATTTTCTTGTTAGGGATAAGAGCAGCCCCCATTAAGATACGCTTCTCCGTGTTTACTTCTTTGAGTTCTACTTCGTATTTTGATAGTGCGATAAAGTTCTCCTCAATAGCAGGAGATTCGACTACACTCACGGCATCTATTCCGCTTTGTGCATCCTTAGGGTCAATGATTAATTCGATTACTTGCATATCTATTCAACTTTAAAGTGTTATAATGTTGCGTTTTTGATTCTGTTTCTATCAAGTGCCTGAGCAGATGTTACCTCTCCTGAGACTACATACGCTTGGATTGGTGTCTGCTGAATTTGTGCAAGCTGATTCATACCTGAGTTACCTACTACGTTAAATGATGGGGCTTGGACAGCACTACCGCCAAAGTTGTTAGACACTTGACCCCCTCCGCCTCCTCCTCCGTTTGGTGTTTTAACTGATGCAATAGACTTTATATTTTTAATACCTGCTGCAATTGCTAAACCTGCATTTATTGGAGCAAGTACAGGGCCAACAAAAGGAACTCCAACTGTTGAATCATATGCTTTTTGAGCTGATAAATATGTTGAGATTGTTGCTTCTGCTAATGCCGCTGCTTTACCAGCTGCTGTTTGCTTACCAAATAGCTCTGCAATTCCACCTAATGTGTCAGCGGTAGCTTGTAGCGAATCCATACGAGCTTTTTTCTTTTTATCTTCAAGCTCTTTTATTTTATCGGCTTCCTCTTTTGCAATTCTTATTTTTTCTTCTGAATTTTGCTTCTCTAATTCTAATTCTTTTCGACGAATTTCGCCCATAGATTTTAGAACATTAGATGCTGATAAAACTTGACTTTTTTGATTAGTTAAGAGTTGTGTTTGTATTTGCTCATATTGTTTTATATCTAATTCGTTAAGTTCTTTTATTTCTTGGTCTTTTAACTTTGAAATATCTATTTTGTGCTTTTTAGCTTCATCATAGATTTCCTGATATTTTCTTTTAACAGCTAATACTTCTTTTTCCTGCTCAGTTAATAAACTATCAGCATAGTCCTGTTCTAATTTTCTTATTTTATCTAATACATCCTGTTTAGCCTTTAATACTTCTTTTTCAGCGGCAATTTTTTCTTTTGCTCTTTCCTTAGCCGCATCAGCTGCCGCTTTTCCTTCTTCTTTTTCTTGACGGGCTAACATCTTTCGCTGTTTATTCAGCTTTATTCCAGTCATTGCATTTTCAGTTTCAGCTTCATTTAAAGCAATAGTAGCCTCTCTGATTTCTTGCTTCATTTTTATTTCAGCCTGTCCACCTAATGCTTTTGCCTTAGATTTAAGAATGTCAAGGTCAACTTTTGCAGTTCTTACCTTTTCAGCAGCTGATGCTTTTTCAGCTTTTGTAACTTCTTCTAATGCTTTCTTTTTAGCTTTAATAGATGCTGTCTCATCAGTTAAGATTTCACGAGATTGAACTAATAATTTATTTATTTCTGATTCTCTTACTGCCTGCTCTTTTTTAGCTTTATTATTAGCCTGCTGTTGTTTTTCTAAATTTCTAACTATAGCAAATGTAGTTCCGTTTGCAGCTTTTGTTAACTGGTCAAATGAAGTAGAAGCCTCTCCATTTGCCTTTTTCATAGCAGCGGCTGCTCCTTTAAAATCTAATGTTATAAATTTATATGCTGCTTGTGCTGCATACGCAAAAGAACGAACTAATCCCATTACTGCGTCAGTAACTTGTGTACCAACAGCGCTTATACCCTCCCAAACAGCAGCAATTTCTTTTCCTATCTTTACATTTGATTGAAATGCCTCATAAATAAATTTTAAAGCACCAATTATAACTGTAAGAATTAAAATTATAGGATTTGCAGCTAATGCTTTTAAACTTGCTCCAAATGAATTAACTCCGCCTTCAGCAGATTTTAATCCAGGAACCATTCCGGTAACTACATTTTTTATATCTGAAAAAATCTTTCCCTTACTACCCGCATCAGCTGAGGCATTACCTAAATTTTCTACTGATTCTGTTGCTTGTTTAGTTGAATTAGCAACATTTCGCATATCATTAGATACGTCTTTTGCATTTGTTTTAACATTTATTTCTATATTCCTAACCTCTGCCATTTCGTTTGTTTATGAGTTCTCGTTTACCTTGTTTAATTGCTTTTCTTATAGACGTGTGTAGCTTGTATTTTCCTTTGGCGATGTCAACCGACTCACTTAGTCCGTAGTGATTGTCGAGTTGAAGCATCGATATTATTTGTTGTAGTGCCATTATTGAAATATATTAAAGAACTCATCAGATGTAGTTCCATCTAAATAACTATAAGTAGTGCGAATTGTATAAACCGTACCTGCTGAACCTGCAGGAATACATATCTGAATTATCTGCGAACTTTCAACAGGATTTACTGAAAATGTAACGTCAGAATTAGAGCAAAATAAATCTGCTTTATACGCTCCGTTAGGTAAGTTGATAGGATAGTTTACATTACCGCCTGAAATTGATATTTTAGGTTTCGGAATTGTTGAATTCAATACAGGTCTAAAATCCAAAATTAACTCAAAGTTCACATCGCCTGTTGTAAGATTTGACTGCATCTCGTTGATGATGTAACGTCTATCTCTAATAATCACTCTATCGTTTAACTGAAGACTTGTTAATAGGCTTGTAGGTAGGTTCGTTTTTACCTTGACTAATCGTTGCTTTAAGTTGTAAAGATTGTACAAGTACGAAAAGTAATACTGACTAAAACTTGTAGTTTGTATCGGTGTTAAAAGTAGCGTTGATGTCTCAGGCGCAAAGTTTAAAGTCAAATCTCCACCATTATAGTACAAATCCTGACCGAATGGAGTGTAAGTTATGATGGTAGAATGTCCACCTCCATCGTTTGCGAATTTCAAATCAGTAACTTGATTATCGTACTGATAAAATAAAACGGGCTTTGGCACATATGGAGCGAGCTGACTATTTAACGAATAACCTACCTGAGTTGTCGTACCAGTAAACGTCTGCATCATTAAATTCTCAAAAGGCAAATCAATAATGTAATCACCTGCATCGTAATTGTACTGATAAGAAGTATCTCCGTAGTTTCGATTGTAAGTTTGAGAGAAGTTCTTGTTGATTACACTTTCACTATCCTGATACTTGTAGCCTATCTTTTTGTATAGTGGCATTCGTGTATGCTCAATAGAATCTACGTCCGTGTATTGAGAAATGTCCACAACCGCACCTTTTGAATACCAATCATCCAAAGGTTCTAACCAATACTCTCCATCTTTAACTGAGTAGATTGTCATATTGAACTGAAGCATTAGTCCTTTCAAGAAGTCGTAAACTTTCATCTGAGGAGCATTAGCTTCTAAATTTACAAACAAGTCAACACTCAATGGTTGATAAGTTACTAAGATATAGTCCGTGTTTACCGTACCCGTTGTAATGTAATCTACCTCATATCTTAGCTCACTATCTATGACATTTGTTCCGAAACTTCTTATTTTGATAGTGTAGTCAACATCTAATCCAATTACCTGAGGCACTACGGTAAGTGTGTAAATTCCCGTGCCAAAACCTTGAATAGAGTTGAATAAGTTTCCGTTTTGGTATACGTCAATGTAGTAATTTTCTGATGTAGTTGTAGCAGTAACTTCGTATGTAATGCGATGTGTAATTACACCAGCAAGTTCTTGCATCGTTACCGTGTTAGTTGTACTATTGAAATAACCACTCAAATCATAGTTAGTGTAAACAGGTACTGCTGATGTTACTGACAAATTGTACGCATACGATGTTTTAATCAGCGTCTCTTGGCTTTTAAACCACAAGAATAATTTAGTGAATCTATCGTCAGTTAAAAATGTGCCTTGAAAACTAATGTTATATTTTCCTGCAATGAACTGAAGTATCTTACTCACTCTAACCGCAGGGAATAGTTCGTCTTTTTTTATCGAACCAGATGTAGTGTGAATGTCGTTTTGAGTTATCGTAGCAACCAACCAATTCGGCAACGGCATATTCGCAGGAGAACTTTGATACTCCCAAATGCGATTAGACGTGATTAGCGGATACTTTACATCGTAAGCATTAGTGTTATCCTCTATCCTTGCAATAACCTCAGCAGATGTAAATTCGTGAGTTATACTCGTGTAGTCTAAATCGGATAAATAGTCCTCTCCAAATAAATCTTTAAGAGCTACACCCTCTCCATAGAAAGTTAATTTATATGCGCTTGGCTTGCCATTAGTTAAAACTGCTCCGTCTAATTGTACCTTACCCTTTCTAAAAGTCGTTAGGTCTATTTCAATAAATCCGTTTTTGCGCAAGTTCGGGTCTGCATTGAAAACGACGTCTGACTGATACCAATGCTCAAAGATTTTGTTGTTATGCGAACTGGCAGGAACGGTAAATCCCTGAGAAAAGTCAGTAAACGTTTTGGATAGGTCTTGGACGTTTTGAATTGACGATGTTACGTTGATAGTTTCATCGTTGAAGAGTTCAATGCGCTGACCCTCGATGTATAATTGTACTGCTCTCATTACACTACTGAGTTAATTGTATCAAAAGCATATTCAAACTCCATCTCGTAACTAATCATTGAGGAGTTAATGTGTTTCTTTAAGTCGATAGATTTCGTGTTTAGCTTGGCCGCTTTCTTGTCAATCAAGATGCGCTCGCTTAACATCATTTGTTTAATGACCTCATTGAAGCTCTCAGATACCCAATCGGTGTTCACTCGGATAGTTTCCTTACCGTTAGCGTTAAATACTTTTCTCTGACCCTCTTTAGTGTCGTATGCAGGATAGGTATTAGGCATCAAATTGTACTCCGTGTTTTCAACGCTCAATCCGTTGTAGCTTGCTTTGAAAAACCACTCACGTTGCCACGCACCAAACTTATTTACGAAGTCGATTTGAACAGGTGTGTACTTACACTCTTCCTTAGGTACAAACGTAGCCGAATAAAGCACGTTCGCAGAGCCGTCAATAATTTCTAATTTGTTACCTACTGCAGCAAATCCTGAGCGTACTCTTGGGATATCTCTCCACACGTTGTTGGTCAAGCCCGTAGTTGAACTCGCTCCCGTTGATAGGTTCGTGTATTTGACTGAGTTGCCACTACCAGTATAAAGAGTCAACCACCCGTATTCTCCTGACAAATCGTAGTTGTAAGTGTACGTTGATGGAGTGAGTAAGTAGTTACCCAAAGCAGGATTTGAGCCGTCTAAATAATATCCGTATCCGTCCAATCCGAAGTGCGTTTGCGTTGAGCCTACCTGAATAAAGCTCGTGCTGACTTTCTTGAATAACTTTAAGCCTACGTTGCACCATTGCGCTGATGGAGTAGCCGTGATGATTGTCGTAATCGTCTGCAAAGTTGCGTGCGATATGTACTCTCTGATGTACGGAGATATGTCGTAGTAAGTTGCAGGATTGTTTGAGGACGGAATGAGCTTAGAAAGCGTGTATTCAGGTGAGGTAGGCATTGAGCCAGTACCATTCCAAAGATAGATTTCTAATTTCGTTTCTATTTGCCCTGTTTCGTTTATCGTTACGATGTACGGACTCCTTGCGTTGATGTTAGCCATTTTTATTTGTGATTACCATTTGATTAAATAATTGTTCTACCTCTAAGCCAAATCTCTCAACCATATCATCAGGTAGATTTTTGTAAGCAGCCTCAAAAGGCTTAGTGAAAAACATTGTTGGTTTTATTCCGTTTCTATATACGCTTCGAGCAATCAAGAAAGACAAACTCTTGCGGTTTAAGAACTTTCCATCAGCTCCACGAGGTGCAAGTCCTTTGCGAACTATCCACTTGTCGAAAGCCTTAGACGGAGGCATCTTAGATTTGTACGAGTAAGGTGTATTGTACTTTTTTTTGATACCGCTAACCCCCTTATCCTGATAGAAGCCGTAGTCTTCCATACTGAACTCCATATGAAAAGAGTTAGGATAGGCTTTGACCTTGCCCTTGATTGAGTTATAGAGCTTCTTAGACGAGTTCTTTTGTAGTCTCGTTAGGTTTCGCTTAGATTGGCTAATTACTGCGTCTCTAAAGCGGTCTAATACTTTTTGAAGCTCGGTCTTATCCATTGCTTTCTTTAAGTTTTTTAAGCTCCTCAAATACTGCTAATAACTCAGCTTCCTTTTGAGCTATTAATTCCTCAGGTGTTGGTTCGTCTATTTCTATAAACTCCACTCTGACTAATCCGTTATCATCGTATATTTCTTGTCTTACTTGTGGCATCGTATTAAGATTTTCTTATTGAAATAAAAGGAAACGCATTACCAATATAAGTCAAAGTTGACAACGTCGCAGGTAACGTCGGATAAGTAATGACTGCTTGTGCGTATGTGTACAAAGCAAGATTAGTAGATGTGCTGAACGTGTACATACTTGCTGCAGGAATAAAGTTTAAAGATATTAATGAGTTATTACCTGCCACTCCAATCCAATATGCCGTTCCTGCCGTAAATGAAAATGTCAATGTTGCAGTTTTCACTCCAGTAGTAGAACAATCTAAATCTGCGCTTTCGTATAATTTAGCTGACGGAACACCATTCACATCTGAATAAATAACTATTCTTGCTAAACCACCTGCAATCGCTCCTGCTACTTGTATGTTTAATGACTGACAAGTAAATGATTGATTAGGAAAATAAGGAGCTACGTTTAATCTATTTGCAGTTATACCTACTGATGTAACAGCACCAAAATTTAAAGCATTAGTTGTATAGCTTCCTGATGGTATAAATTTTTGAGAGTGAACTCCAAATGCAGCACCACTACCATACTGAGGAATGTTTAATGTTGAGCCTACTAATGTAGCTGCTCCACTTGTACCAGTTGTTGTTAGTAATAATGTATTTTGTTTAGCGTTAAGCGCAGTTTGTGTAGCCGTACTGATTGGCTTATTTAAATCGCTTGTGTTGTCTACGTTTCCAAGACCTACATCCGAAGATGTCAAGTTAATATCTCCACTACCCAATAAACTCTGCCCTTCAATTGTCTTTATATTTGTGCCACTTACCAAAGCAGGTTGAACTGCCACATCTCCGCTTCCAAGTAAAGACGTTGAATTTATTGTCTTAATGCTTGTGCCTGATACTAATGTGTTTTGTTTAGCGTCTAAAGCAGTTTGCAAATCAGTTTGACTCGATAACGTTCCCGTAATGCTACCCCAAGCAGTAGAACCACCGCCTCCTCCACCTTTTGATACGCTACCTAAAGCACCCCAAACATTAACTTCAGCAGAAGAAATCTTATAGTAAGAATCGTCGTATCTATAAGCCGTGTTTTTACTGGCATCAATGTAAATAACGTCGACATCTCCCGTTGCAGGAAAGTCCGTCTTTTTGTCGTATACCTGAGTAGTAAATGTAAACTTTCGTGCCATTAGCAGATTGTTACTTCGTTAGGAATTAGCACATCAAAAGTCATAGTCCAACCAGCAAGGTAGTTCTCAAATCGCTCAGTAAACGGCTCACACAATGGATTGCCGTCAACAACGTACTTATCATCCCACAAGTTTCCGTGTAACATTAGCGCATACGCTCGATTTAAGACCTCTAATTGAGTGTTTAGTACATCTTGCTCGTTTGAGTTGCCTCGAAACACGTCAGTCGTTGCTTTCTTGCTGATGTCAACGATGTCCATTGCTAACAATGAGATGTTAAAACGCACGACATTAGTTTCAAACGATGCGTTGTTGACAATCATATGTACAAGCGGAAAGATAGTCTGCTTGTTTAAATCCACCTCAAAGATATCTCCCTCCGTTACCGTGTTAACAATAGGGTCAGCAATAAAGTGGTCTTTAAGTTTGGTTGTTATGTCGTAAAATCCTTTCATCGTCTTAGTTGTCTTTCAAGTTGTCTTCTTTCGATTTCGTTTTTTTGCTTCTCGAACGTGAGATAGGTGAGACATTTAGTAAGTCTCGATTTGGCAATGTCATCAAATTTTGTGACGTCTCCCTTAGCAAGTGCATATAGTGACTGATACCATCCCCATCGTTTGCTAAATTGAGTTGTTTCGCTAAAGTCTGCGATAGGGTCTTCTCCCTCTTCATCTCCCTCTCCAAAAAGCTCAGGGTAGCTTGCAGTAAGTCGTTTTCTAAATTGTAAAAAAAAAGCGATGCTGCTATGCAAACGTCTAATGGAGCGTACTTCATTAGGTCTTGCGCTCCGATGTTAGGGTCGTAGTCGTGAATGTCGTA